GGATGGAAACTCTATTTTCACCACGATGATGAGGTGGGAAAACTTACCGAGGGACTATCATGCTGGACACGTCACCTTGTAGTAAAAGAGACATTGGGAGAGGGTGTGAACATCAAGGGGTTCACCATAAAGACATCTACTGTTGGAGAGATGGAAAAAGGGGGAGGTCGTGTGTTTAAGCATCAGTGTGAGATGAGTAATTATTACCGGAGAAACCCCAATGGTCAGCCGGAGTCAGGACTTGCCACATTGTTTATACCCGCCTATGATGGATTGGATGGGTTCATTGATGAGTACGGAATGAGTGTCATCCACACACCAAATAAACAGCAGAGAGAGTACATCGGAAGTGACATTGGAGCAAAAGAGTACATCTTAAACCAGAGAAAGAGTTATTCCGCAAAGGGTGATCAGGAGGCATTGTCTGAGGAGATACGCAAGTTCCCGATACGGTTTGCAGAGTGTTTTCGCACATCAGCCAAGTCATCAGGGTTCAACATGAACAAACTCGAATCATATATTGATGAACTATCCTTCAGCAGACAAAATATAGCAGTAGGCAACCTTGTATGGAAGGGAAATATCAGGGACAGTAGGGTGGAGTTTGTCGCTAATTCACAGGGCAAATTCAGGATAAGCCACCAGCTAAATGACAATGAATCGAATAAGAAGTTTTGGAGTGACGAGGAGGAAGGGTGGAAGCCTGCCAATGCCCATTGGGGAGTAGCCGGAGGAGACCCGTTCAAGTTCAACATCACCAAGGGAAATCGCAAGTCCAAAGGAGGTGGTGCAGTAGTCAAGAAAGGGATGATAAAGGATGGTGACTTCGCGATGAAGCGTAAGTTTGCCTGCACCTATGCTCAGAGGACATACGACAAGAACATCTATGGAGAGGATATGTTGATGATGTGCATCTATTTCGGAGTGCCTATGTTCCCTGAGATTGACGTGCCGTTCCTGTGGGACTATTTCAGAGACAGGGGTTATCAGGGATACTTGCTTTATAAGATGGACCCGAACTCATTCAAGATAAGCAACACCCCCGGTGACACCGCAAACCGCACTAAACAGGACATCTTTACAGAGTACATGACATGGATTGAGAATGAAGCAGATATAGAGAATCACACTGAGATATTGGAGGAGTGCAGGGATATTGATGGCCCGGAGGATATGACTAATTATGACCTATTCACAGCAGGGGGGTACGCATTACTTGGCACACGTGGATTATTTGATGAGATAGCACAGATAGATGAAAAGGGGTACACCATGGATAATTATTTAAAGAAGATCACTTACAGTTCACTCAGAAGTTATTAACTTTACTCAAATTTCTAACACATGGCAGTCGCATTTGAGCAATACATAAAAGGTGGATATGCCTTTCCAAAAGACGACATCAATCCAGATGATAAGAATGAAAAATGGGGCAAACAGTGGTGTGAAGCCATGTATGCTCGCTGGCGACAGGGCAAAACAGCCATCCCTTACAGTGCCATTGATGAAATAAAGCATCTGAGGTTACTTGCAGATGGTCGTCAGAGTCCCCTTAAATACCAGAAAATATTAGTTGACGTAAGTGAAGCCAATGGCGCAGTCACCGGATATATGAACATCAGTTGGGAGGTATATTCTGTGATGCCTAAGTTCCTGAGAGTGGTTGAGGGCATGATGGAGCAGACCGATCATCAGGTGGTAGCCACAGCCGTTGACCCATCCAGCACCGAAGAAAAAGAATCTGCAAAACTGGATATGCAGTACCGGATGAAGTTCAAAGAGACACTTGACTATATTGACAAATCCATGGGAATTGACCGGTCAGGTGAATACGTGCCTGAGTCAATGGAAGAGCTGAATCTGTATGAAGGAGCAGGGGGATTTAAACTTGCCAAGGAGACAGAGATCGAGCAGGGACTTGACTATACATTCTACATATCACAGTGGAAAGAGATTAAGAAACAGATCATACGTGACTTTTGCGTAATCAACTGTGCAGCAACAAAGGACTATACCGATCAGTACACCAAGAAAGTAAATGTGCGATATGTTGACCCCGGAGTCTTTGTAGGTCAATACTCAAAGCACAATGACCACCGCAACATGGAATATGGTGGCGAGATCATCCAAGTAACAATATCAGACCTTCGTAAACTTAACCCCGATATTCCCGAAAGCGAATTACAGGCATTGGCAAAGCAGTATGGAGGAGTAGGAGGTAACCCATCCCTTGACAGTTACAGTTACGATGACGATATGCACACAGGCAACTATGACGGATTTCTTGTTGATGTCATGGATGCAGAATGGTTCTCGGTAAACAGCAAGTATAAGACCAAGAGAAAAGCACCTGATGGTACAGAGAACATGTATGATGAGGAGTTTGGAAAAGTCTATAACACCGATAAGAAGAAAACTGAGAAGTTTGACATAAAAGTTGTTTATAAGTGCAAGTGGATTATCGGTTCCGGTTATGTTTATGATTTTGGCTTGCAGTATGATGTGCCACGTCCGGGCAAGAAAGAAGTGGAGTTGTCATATCACCTTTACAAACTACCATACAGGTCACTGGTAAGTTTGTCAGAAGCACATCTTGACCAGATGGCACTCGGATTTTATAAGCTGCAGAACGCAATAGCCATGGCATCACCTCCGGGTATTGCCATTGAGTTCACGTCACTTCAAAATATGACCCTTGGCACAAACAAGATGCAGCCATTGGAGATATTAAAGATCAAGAGGCAAACCGGAGACTTGATCTGGAAAGCCACCACACATAAGGGTAATCCCAATCTCCCTGCAGGCAGAAACCCGATACAGGAGTTACAGGGAGGCATAGGCGCACAGCTAAATGAGTTCCTGACATTATTCGAGTTCAACACCAATGCTATACGTGAACTTACAGGCATAAATCAGATTGCAGACGCATCCGCACCTAATCCCGAGATGTCGGTAGGAGGGTCGGAAATGGCACTTGCAGCAACTAATAACGCACTCAGACCTATTTACAGTGGCTATATTGACATTAAGGAGCAAACGGCAAGGAACATCTCTCTGAGATTACAATTGCTTATTGCCCATGATAAAGAGGCTTATAAGGGTTATATGCCCGTGATAGGCACAATAGGGGTGCAGGTTATAAGCGTAGGCGCAGACACCGTGGATGCTGATTATTACATCAAATATGAGGCAAAACCCACGAAAGAGAGGAAAGAGATCATCCGTCAGGCAGCAGTACAGGCAATGAATCCTGACCGGGATGGTATAATCGGGATTGAGTTGGCCGACTTTTTGATGATCGAAAGACTTCTTGAAGGAGGTAGTTTGAAATACGCAGAGGCATTCTTGAACCACAAAACCAAAAAGAATAAGGAAAGACAGCAGAAGTTACAAGAAGCTAACATGAACTTGGATAAACAACGGGAACAAGAAGCAATTAAGCTGAAAGATGAACTTTTAAAAGCTGAGGAAAAAGTTAAGTCAGATGAGGAAATAAGAGTTTATGATGCTAAAAAGCAGATTGATGAGAAATATGCCAAGTTGCAACACGAAAGAGACATGGAAAAACTTGGATTACAGAGCTCTCTTAATATCATCGAAAAGACATCAGAGGTAGAATCGGCAGTACCCGTATCATAAGTTTTATAAATTTGTAGAACCTAAAATAAATAGACACTATGGCAAAGAATGACGGCAGAGACGCAGAGATGAACGCACTCTTAGAAGTACAGGGAGTGGATCAGGCATCAATAACGGCACAGTTGAACAAAATTAAGGGAGTAGAAACACCTGTAATAGAGAAAAACCCGGAAGAAAAAAAGCCAGAGGAGAAAAAACCCGAGGAGATCAAGCCGGAAGATAAGTCAAAGAACGTATCCGATCCAGAGACTATCCGCACTGACATGCTCCACGAGATGTGGGGAGATCAGTTTAAGACGGTTGAGGATTTTAAAAAAGCAAATATACCCGCATCACTTCAAGAACTGGTGACTCTGAGACAGAAGAACCAGGAACTTGACGCACTCGTTAAGGCAAAACCAAAGCATCAGTTTGCAAATGATGACATTGCCAAGATGAATGAGTTTGTAAGGGAGACGGGCATCAAAGACGTTACGGTTTTCAACAAACTAAATGCAGCCGACTTAGCAAATATGTCTGACATAGATGCGTTATCGCTGTATCATGTTATTGAGAATCCACGTCTTGCAAGCGAAAGTCCACAGGAGATACGAGGGTATTTCGAGAGGAAATACAATGTGGACAAAGCAAAAGTAGAGGCAGGAGAACTTACCGAGCAGGAATTGAAGTACAACCAGATGGATTTGCAGATTGAAGCTGAGAAAGCCAAAGGGAAACTTCTTGAACTGAAAGGCAAGATCAAGATGCCTGAACCCGTGGCAGAAGAAGCCATGGCATCAAAAAAGTGGACGCCTGAAATTGAGACCAAACAGAAGTCCGTATGGTCATCGGTAAACGAAAAGATGGGTGAGGAGTTTGCAAAGATTCCAATAGTCCTTAAAGGAGCCAAGGAACCAATTGTCAACTTTGTATTACCAGAGGAGACGAGGAAGTCAATACTGCAAAACGCCCTTGATTATGTAGTTAGCAACCAGTTGGAAGTTAATGAGGATAATGTAAAGAGTGTAGCAGGCGCAATGTACTCCGATATACTATTTACTCACAGGGAGGACATCTACCATGCCATATTTGAGCGTGCAAGAAGTCTTACTGAGGAGGAGATATTGAAAGTTTACCATAATCCTTCAAAAAAGAACACCGATGCTCCACCGCCCACAGGAGGAAAGGATAAGTTGGAGGAACAGAGGCAGGCGGCCTACAACATTGAGATGGGCAAGTAATTTTTAAGACAGTAATCACAAGAGGCAATGTATTGTTAAATAGTATTCATTAAAAAATTTTAATACAATGGGACCAGAAGCTATTGCTCAAATATACGCCTCGGACATCATTTCAAACTTTGACCTTCACAAGCCAGAGATTCTGAATACCCTGTTTAGCAGGTTTGGTGATCAGGGCGCAAGCTATTTTCAGTTGATCAGATCCATGGGATTTGAATCCCCTGTAGCGAACGACACATACGGACACTTTGAGGACAATCATGTTCACGAGGTAGTTCATGTTTTGGCAAACGTGGGACAACCCGCAGTCGGAGCGAATATATCGTTCACACTCGATCCGGTTGACCTTGATGCAAATAATAATTTTTATGTTAGGCTTTGGGACATTATGATGTTTCCGAATGAAGTTACAGGGTCAGTGATTGACCTTGACGTGACCGTTCCGGCAGCACCCATAATCACCGTAAGGCTTAATGAGATAACCGACCAGTTCCCTGCACTCACAGCGGGAGAAGAACTGATAATCACATCCAGTGGTTTCTCAGAAGGATCAGGACAGCCAGCAGGCGCAGTATCCGGCACATGGGAATATGATAACGATGCTCAGATCATAAAGGAATCCATGGGGGTTACAGGTTCGGAGATGGTGAATCAGTCATGGGTAACTGTGACCAGCGAAGGACAGGCACTTCCGGCATTCTATTTCAAAGGACAGATTGATCTTGACTACCGCTTGGCACTGAAAATTGATGGTGCTTTGCTTTGGCAGAAGAGGTCAACTAACGTTATCACTGACCCTGATACAGGTCGTCCAATCAAGACCACAGAAGGTCTTATTCCTTACATCAGACGAGTAGGAAATGAGCAGACAAGTGTTGATGGTGCATTTACCGTGGATGAGTTTGACGAGATGAGCAACACCCTTGACAGGGAGTTTGCAGGAAACCATATTCTCGGACTGCTTGGCATATCACTGCATCAGGACATCGAGAATGCTCTTGTGGCTTATTTCCAGAACACCAACATCCAGTTTGCAAAGCAGGCAACCAACGAGGTTCTGTTCAAGTCAAACGAGGCTCTGAGTGCATCGGTGAACTTCACCTATCTGACAAAATCAGAAAGGACATTTATGTTCAAGAGAATGGGCGGATTCAATAACAAGAAGCTCGCAGGAGCAGACGGTTATTCTGCACGTAAGATGGGAGTATTCCTTCCCCTGAACAAGAAAAAAGACCCCAAATCCGGTAATATGGTTGACAGCATTGGTACTCGTTACCGTGCTCTTGGCAAGTACAGCCGGAGAATGGAAGTTTGGCAGGTAGGCGGTGCAGGTGAAGGTCTGAAAGTGACTGACATTGATGAACGCAACACATACCAGAGATGCCATATTGGTGCACACCAGAGAGGTGGAAACCAGATGGTCATTCTGGAAGCAGTTTAAGGTTTTGTAACCACAGGAGAGGGATGAGGGGAACTTCATCCCATCTTCTTTAATATTAATAGCTATGTTATACAAAAATGATGAAATCTATGATTTAAGAACCAGACCAGAAGAGATTAAGAAGATTGAAAAGTATTTTCACGGCAAATTCCCGGTCAAGGTAGTGTATCCTCCAAACAGGATTGTTCCAAGCAAACTGAAGCACAACCGCAAACCTGACAAACCCAACTCCATCTCATTTGATTTAAAAGCCATCGTTAAGACTCCTGACGGTACGGAGGTATGGAGATATGCAGAGAATGTCACGGTGAATGAAAAAGGAGTCAAGAGGTACACCCCGAAGAAATTCCTGTTTTTTGGCTCAAAATGGCTGAAGCGCAATGACATCGAGCTCATCTATTTCCTTCTGAGAAAATCTGAGTATCGCCTTATAAGCGAGGAAGAACTTAAAGCAGACCCAAAACTGGTGCAGTCAACATCACCAAAGTTTGTCTTTGAGGATCTTGTCACCGAGGCAGAAAAGAGGGCTGAGAAGAAACGTATTGCCACCAAGATTGACGGACTACTCTATGGCGAGGACTTTGGATTATCAGAAGTCAAGTTACGTGAGGTTGCCAAGGCATACTTCATTCCTGGTGTTGATGATTACACTCTGGCACAGGTCAAGTGGCAACTCGAGAATAAGGTTAATGAGACCAAGAACGGCCCCGATGAGTTTTTCCGCATGGTAGGTGCAGATGAGGAGATCAAGACACGGGTGTCGATAACGAAAGCTGTTGACATGCAGATATTGGTTTACGAGAACACCGGAAAGATGAAAAGATGGGTGTGGAAAACCAAAGAAGGTGTTGAGCAGATATGCAAAGTGCCACCAGATAAGAGTCCAAATGAAGCCTTGTATGAACATTACCTTGGAAACGAGGGATTCCGTCAGGACGTACAGGCTGTATTGCTGACAAAAAACCCCAAGGCTGGCAAGGATAAACCCAAAGATAAAGAGGGCGAGGGGGACGAATAATATTCTTTTTTCTGAGTGCTTTCATGTCAGGCCGGATTTTTTAACGAGAATCCGGCTTTTTTCATTGAAATGATTTAACTTTATGCGAGTTTTGTAAGTAAGTAGTAACACGTAAAACGTATAGCCATGGAGATAGAAAATAAAATTATCGGCAGTGAAGGTCGTCAGACAGTTGTTGGTGTCGGGCCACACGCAGTAAAGACCGGATATAAGGCATACGGATGTTCTGTGAGAGTCGATGCCACCCAAATCAAGTCTATTACTCAATCAGGAGTAGCAGTGGTAGATGACTCCAATGAGAATATTGCACTCATAGTGAATGAGTACATCCCGTTTAATCCTCCAATAACATCAATAACGCTCAATGGGTTAAATGATTCTGTGGCCTTATGGCTACAACCATTAAAATAAAATATAATGGCCCCGGTTAGCGGAATATATCAAATTCAGTCTAAGATTAAACCCGAAAGGATTTATATCGGGAGTGCAATGAATATAAAAGATAGATGGAAAGTCCATTTGCGAGATTTTAAACAGAGAGGACATCATTCTGTTAAGTTTAAAAACCATTTTAATAAGTACGGAGAATCCGATTTGATATTTACGATTATAGAACCCTGCTTTTCTGCGTTTTTACTTGCAAGAGAACAATATTATCTCGATACATTAAAACCCTATTTTAATTTATGTAAAATTGCAGGGAGCAGGTTTGGTGTTAAGGGGCAGATTCCATGGAACAAGGGGAAGAAAGATTGTTTTTCAGATGAAACCATACAGCAGATGAGTAATTCGCATAAAGGACAGTCTCCTTCTAATAAAGGTACTAAAGGTGTTGTGATCGCATGGAACAAAGGTAAAAAAACAGGAAAACCTTCATGGAATAAAGGGATGAAGAACGTAATATCAGAAGATACTCGGAAGCGGATGAGTGATGCAAGAAAAGGGAAATATGCAGATGCAAATCATCCCTTCTTCGGGAAACATCATAAGCCGGAATCTAATTTAAAAAATAAGATAGCTCATATAAATAAACTAGTATCAGAAATCACCAAACAAAAAATGAGCAATTCTCGAAAGATAAGAGCTATGAGAGAAAAGGAATTAATAAATTTAAAACCATAATCCAATGCCACGGATTAATACTAACATTGGAATCAATGCCGGAATAGGAGGTATTGCTCGCTCCGGTGCTTCATGGAGTGCGTACTGGGCGACACTGATTTCAGCAACAGTTGAAGATGCTGCACCAGCTGATGTTGTTTTGACATTCCCGACTGCAAAAACTTCTTTAGTTGCAAGTGATTTTACTATTGCAGGGAAAACTATATCAGGAGCCGTATGGGTTGGTTCTGTCTTAACTTTAACAGTATCAGTTGCTTTTGTTTACGGTGATACTCCGGTAGTTACTTTTGTTAAGACAGGCGAAACGGCTAATGTTACAAATAATATTGTAGGCATTGGCTTTAAAACAGAATGGGTTGTGTCAGGCGATTCCGCTGCAAGAACTATTACCCTCCCATTAGTGAATACAAGAACTGAAGGAGCTTTGGCATATAACTGTGATGTTGATTGGGGTGATGGTTCTGCTCATTCGACAGTTACCGCTTATAACGATGCAGCAAGGGCGCATACATACGCCGCAAACGGAACGTATCAGGTTAATATAACTGGTACAATGGAGGGGTGGAGCTTTAATAATGGTGGTGATAAATTGAAAATCACAAAGGTTATTAACTGGGGTACTGCCGGGGTGTTTAATGGGTTTAAATATCTATACAGTGCTTTTTATGGTTGCATTAATCTTACATCACTCGGAACCGGAAAGATACTTGCAAGCGGAACAGGGGTATTGACTCAGGGTTTTGCTCAATTCTGTTTTAATTGTAATACATTAACGGCTATTCCTGCCGGATTGTTTGACAATCATACTGCTATAACTACAACAGCCTTTCAGAGTGCATTTAATCACTGTATCGTACTTGCAAGTATTCCGGCAGACTTGTTTAAGTATAATACACTGGCTACGACATACGCATTTAATATGTGTTTCTTCCAGTGTTACTCCATAACAACCGTTCCGGCTGATCTATTCAGATATAATACAGCCGTAACTATATGGGGATTTAATCAGACATTTAGGGAATGTTCGTCAATAGTTACACTACCTGATGATTTATTCAGGTATAATACTACATGTACCACTTATGCTTTCAGAGATACTTTTCAGGGATGTTCGTCACTTTCAGCAATACCACAAGATATATTCAGGTATAATATTAATGTATCTACTCATTCGTTTGAAGGAACATTTATTACATGCACCTCGCTTACAACTCTACCAACAGACTTGTTTAGATATAATACTCTTAACGATAACTTTTTTGTAACATTTCAGGGGTGTTCAAATCTTCAAACATTATGCCCTGACTTGTTTCGGTATAATCTACTTGTCACAACGGATGGATTTGAGGGTACATTTAAAGATTGTGTAAAATTACAATTACGTTCAGATATTTTCGGGCCAGACTTAACTACAAGATTTTTGTATGCGGGAGTGAGTGATTTTACGGAATTTATTAATAGGTCTTCGTTTTCAGGGACACAAGGAACTGCCCCTGCTTTATGGAGTGCTGTATTCCCTGAAGTGTGGGAAGTTAACGTTCGTCCATCTGTTGCATGGGTAGCGGGTGATATAATTACAGGGCAAACAAGCGGTGTTACAGGTACTTTCTGTGCATGGTATGGATCATGGAAAATACTACTAAAAGATGTAACTGGAAATTATGCTCTTGACGAAATAATAGGCGTTACAGGAGTACCAACAAAATTAGCTAATCAGGGTGCAGCATATCCTGTTGAAACATCTCCATTAATATCAACTGACTGCTTCAATGGGGCGGGTAATAGCTTAACGAGCATAAGTAATTACGGGGATATACCAGTGGGATGGTTATAAATAAAACCATGACAGACAATTCAGACTACCGGCTATATTTAGAGGCTCAATTCGAAGGGCTTAGTGATAAGTTGACATCTATAAACGATCATCTGGCCAGACTGAACGGATCTGTGGCTAAACATGAGTTGAAAATTACCGAGAACCTTCCGCATTCTGTTGTTCATTGCGTTCAAAAAGATACTATTGAGGAGTTAAGGGATGAGCTGACTGGCAAAAAAGCACTTGATAGAAGGGCAAAAGATGACAAGGAAGATCGCAAGGCAAGTGCCGGACGATGGATAGTGATATTTGGGATTGTCGTTTCTATTGTGCTTGGAGTGTTTAATATACTCAGAAATAAAACCGTGCCCAATGATGTGGCAATAATCAAAAAGGAGACTCAGAATCTTGGCACTCCGTTTATAACTAACAAAAGAGGTGATCCGGTGTTATTCAATGATACAACTAAGATTTATTACTGGCCTACTGATTCGGCTTATATGTTTGTGATTACAAAAGTGAGGAGTAAGAAGTGATACTTAAATTCTTAATACTGTCTTTGATTGTAACTTTTTTGTGGTACTTAATGTTTAGAAAGAAATAACTAATTCTTGAAATTATGCAGATAGGAAATTCAAAGTACAGTATAGGTACTACAAACTGGAAAAACAGAACGCCTCAGTTGATAAAGTTTACTTGTGATTTTCTGTTATTCGCAAGTCTTGTCATTAGTTCATTATGGACTGATGTAGATTGGGCATTGAAGGTTAGTATATTTGTCAAGTTATTATCTAACTTTATCTCTGAACACATGCCAGTAGCAGTACAGGCACAAATTAAACAGAATCCAATAGAATCAGCAAAACAAGTATAAAATAGGGAGGGACGTGAGATGACATTGGGGCAAATTTATTCGTTAATTGAACTGATAGTAAACAAGGACTTTGACGGGCTGGTTGTTACACCCGAAAGATTCAATTTGCTTATTGCCACTGCTAACATAGATCACTTTAGAGATAAATATGGGCTGCCAGAAGAATACGCACCAGGAAGACCGATAGCAAGTGAAGGTTCGGAGATAACCCTGAAGAATATTGACGATATGAAAGCCTTTAAGGTGCGTCTGCCAAACCGAACTGTGACAAACGGAGTGATGGACTTTCCTTCCAACTACGTTCATTTAATGACAGTAGTTTATAATTTCTCAAAGACCATCAACGGTGTTGCCACCACCCTTCCAAAGCCAGTAGAGATACTCAGAGAGGCAGAGTTCGCAGCAAGAGAGGGCAACTATACCAAGAGACCAACAACTGCAAGTCCTTGCGGAATTATTCGCAGCGATGGAATACACATAAGACCTTTGACAATAGTAAATTCGGATTTAAATTACTACAAATTTCCGGCAACACCGTCATTCCAATACACTGAACATGATGGGTATATTGTGTATGATGCTGCCACATCAACCGAACTGGAATGGCCAGAGGATGAAAAAATACCTATAATGAGGCGGTGCTTGGAATATATTGGAGTAAATTTGCGTGAGTCGGATATTGTGAATTATGCAAATGCCAAGATAAAAGAAGGATAACATGAAGAAAATAAACTTGGTTGACAATATTCAATCGTGGCTTGCATCTGATAATGCGGGTGATTTGAAAGGACAGTACCACCCAGAAGAGATTAAGGTATGGATGTCATCTGCATTCAATAAGATCATCATCAATGCATGGAGAAACGGAAAGAAGTACAATGAGTTCAGTCAGATTGACGCATGGAGTAAGATGTATCCATGTGCAGTAGCAAGTCAGGTAGGCACAAAGGCTCATGTATTATTGCCATTTGCTCCTGTTCAGTTGCCGGAAAATGCAGGGATAAGACAAATTTCAGACACCGATGATCCATCAAATGTGTTTGCGCCAATGGAGGCAACGGCAGCAGTAGTGTTTGCAGAACTTGAAGTGAATACCATGGATTCGACACCCACCTACTCGCTTGAACAAAACTATCTGAGCACAGGCGCAGGAGAAGCAAGTCACCTACTTAGGCTCGATAAACTACCTGTGGCTCCTGCTACATTAATAACAAGTGTCGATGCCTTATTAGTCCAAAATCTGGATCAGATTGACGATTTTGATGACCTTGCCCTGCCCGAGAATGGGGAGGATGATCTGATGAAGATGGTTATTGAAGTGATGCGAGGCAAACCTACTGCTGACGTGTCGAATGATATGGTCATAACTAAAAACCAATAAGCAATGTCAACTGCCATACCAAAGACCGCCGGACTTGTGACACTGAGATATGTGGTCATGTCGATGCTTAACAGACTGCAGGACTATAGTTTAAAATCGTACCTCAGATATATGCAGATTGCCATTGAGGGATTCTCGGAAGAACTTTCTATGTATCATCTGGACTCGGGTTCAGAAGTAGTTTATCTTCACATGAGTGCAGCCAAAACAGTTGCATTTCCGGCAGACTACATAGATTACATCAAAATTGGCTACCCGAGTGAGGGCAAATTGGTGGTCATCACAAAGAAAGATAGCATATTACTCCCAAGGGTATTCGATGATACAGGAGAGGAAATAGGCAATTATTACGGTGCAGCCATTGGAGCTGCTGATGTAGCAAATATAATCTACTTCCAAGATCACTGGAAAAATGGTGTTTTTGTTGGAGGTTTATATGGACTACCCGGAGCCATTGATGATGCATATTTTCGTGAGGACAGAGAGAACAGGCAGTTTGTGTTCTCAGGCAGCACCCCAAGGTCAGAAATTGTTTTGGAATATGTCAGTACCGGATTAAAACCCGATGGTTCATCTCTGATACCACGTATATGCGTTCCTGCACTCAGAACTTATGTTCTCTGGCAGAAGGACGAAAATGACCAAAGGATAGCTTACAACGCAAAGGAAAGGCTTAAAACAGAACATGAAGAAGCGATTGAAGCATTGAGGTCACATGAGAACGCATTCACAAAAGACGAATATCTCAGGATGGTTTATAGTACTACCTATCAAGCCCCCCGCAGATGAAAAACCAATCTGGCATATATAAGATTCAGTCTAAGATTAAACCCGAAAGGATTTATATTGGAAGTTCTTTAGATATAACTCATCGGTGGAGAGAACACTTTAAACATTTAATCGACAATAAACATCATTCTAAAAAACTTCAATATCATGTTAATAAATACGGGATTGACGATTTACAATTCTCAATTATTGAACCTTGTTTTTCTGATTGGATGATAAACAGAGAACAGTTTTATATAAGTAAATTGAAACCATATTTTAATATCTGTAAGATAGCAGGAAGTTCTTTAGGACGTAAATTATCAGGAGAAACAAGAAAGAAGATTGGAAAAGCAAATAGTAACCCATCGGAAAAAACAAGACAAAAGATGAGGGAATTTGCTAAAAACAGGATATATTCAAAAGAAACAAGAGAGAAGATGTCGAGGGCTCATAAGGGGAATAAAAATAACTTAGGGAGAAAAATGTCTGATATGCATCGAGAGAGAACTCGCATTGCAAGTACAGGCAGACCAAATAAGTATAAAGGGACTCATGGACGCTTTTCAAAAGAGACTTTAGCGAAGATGTCAATAGCAAGCAAGGGAGACCTGGTCCATGGAAGGGTAAAAAGATGCCGGAAGAACTGCGAGAGAAGATGAGTCAGTCGCATAAAGGATTTAAACATACAGAGGAGAGTAAACAGAAAATGCGGAAGCCGAGATCCTCCGAGGTAAAGGAAAGATGTCGTTTATCTGCATTAAAAACATGGGAATTAAGAAAATTAAAAAATAAAATAGAGCAACAAGAAGCATCATTATGCAATTGAAGGATAAGAAATCATTTAAGATTGGCTTGAACAAAGACGATGCGCCTGCCGATTTGCAGCCCGGAGAATATATCGAGGCTTTAAATATCCGTGCTTTATCCTCTGCATCTCAGAACGAAAGCGGAAATGCTGAATCATTGCAGTCTGAAGTTTGCATTTTAATCAATCCCAATAATCTCATCACATATTATGGATCGAGTATTGGTGGACAATTTGTTTATAGTGGCTATAATGAGATAGTTATAGGCACTCAAACGTGGATGAAGAAGAACTATGATGGTGAGTATCCGGGCAGTAAGGTATATGATGACACTGAGGATAATGCAGACATCTATGGGAGGCTTTATACGCATGGTCAGGTAATGACAGCAGGCTTTTGCCCTGATGGGTGGAGAGTACCTACGGAGGCAGATATTGACACGTTATTAACATATCTTGGTGGTGCAGCGATAGCAGGCGGAAAATTAAAGGAGACAGGGGAACAGCATTGGACAGACCCGAATACAGGGGCAAGTGATCTTTCAGGATTCCGTGCAGTGCCCGGAGGTAAGTTTGATTTATTGTTTGACCTACTTGGAGATAATTGTCTTTTGTGGCTTGCTGATGAGGGTGAACCCGTGGCTCCGGTAGCGATAAATGGGAGTGTGAAGACACCTACGACCTTTATAGCAAACTGGTTGGCAGTAGAAGGGGTGACGGGATATTATCTCGATGTAGCAACGGATGTGAATTTTACTGCATTTGTGGCAGGGTTTAACAATAAGGATGTAGGCAATGTATTATTTGATACAGTCAGTGGATTATCACCTCTGACACCATATTATTACCGTGTACGTGCATATAATGATGTTGGTACAAGTCCAAATTCAAATACCTCGACTATAACAACCCAAGATGGAATTATTGATGCAGATGGTAATGTTTATACTTATGTTACTATTGGTGCTCAGCAGTGGATGGTAGAGAATCTAAAGACAACTAAATTCCGAGATGGGTCTCCAATAACAGAAGTAGTTGGTAATGCCGCATGGGCAGCATTGATAACAGAAGGATATTGTGCTTACAATAATGATCCTTTAAATATACCTGATTATGGATTACTTTATAATTGGTACGCAGTAGATCATCACAATGTTGTTGCAGGAGCCTATCTTGCACCTACGGGATGGAGAGTCCCAAGTGATGCAGATTGGTCTGCTTTAATGGCATTCGCAGGGGGCGATTTTGTTGCTGGGGGGAAACTAAAAGAAATGGGATTAGATCATTGGACAACACCAAATACAGGGGCTACAGATGAATATGGACTCAAATATATGCCTGGTGGTTATCGTGGCAATGATGGTGTGTTTTATCAAAAAACTAACTATGGTAATAAATGGAGTTCTACTGTGGCAGGGGGAGCGAATGCATGGTCTCGCTATATTTTATGGAATAATATTCAAGCATTTAGAAGCGATATTAATAAGTCAGCTGGATGTTCGGTTCGTTGCATGCGGGATACGCCTTAATAATTAAGAATGAGTTCATACGCTAAAATATTATCCCTTTCATATGACAGTGCCGTTGCAACAAAAGCATCAGCACTGAAGACTTATTGGAGGTCTGTGAGGCTCATAAAGGAAGATGGCGCAACGACTTCTATTGACCCTTCTTATATCACAAATATCCTGCTGAATGGTAAATGCATTGATCCAGAGACAAGGTGTTTGTATGTCTTTTATATTGACACAGAGAGATATTCAGCATGGATAATAGAGATAAACATCGACACCCGTGTACAGACAGTAGTTTATTATGACCAGTATAATGACATAGGCTTCAATGCTAAGTATAAGTTTAATAATCCACGTGTGGTGCATGGAAGACTCGTATGGACGGATAATCTGAATCCAATCTATCAGATGGACATAGCAAGAGCAAAGAAGTCATTTTTGCTTGGCATCGGTTATGGTCAGTACCCTCAGACATTAGAGTGGAGTGCGATAGAAAGTTATGACATAGATCAGATAGTCAGCAATGGCAATGGTTATTACAAGAGTCTTCTTAACGCAAATGTAGGCAATGAACCAAAGTCAGATGCAGGGACAGCATGGCTTAATCTGAAATGTCTCATTGAGGATGCGTATTACTCTATGGATGTGAAGAACTTCTATTTTGAGGCAGCACCACCAAAACATCCTCCGGTAGTCACCTATGAGTCAGACGACACACGCAAAATAAATAATCTCAGGCAGACATTATTTCAGGTGGCATACAGGTATGTGTACATGGATTGGAGAAAGAGTACCTTTTCTCCGGCAAGTATTATTCCCGTGCCACAGGCAGAAGAAGAAACAGCCACAGGACTCGCAAATGAGATGGTGTCGCTGAACAATAAGTTACGAATAACTTTCGACACAGGAGGAGAAGAAGTACGAGCCATAGAGGTTATAGGCAGAAGCAGTCAGGACACATCAAAATGGTTCCTTATAGAGACAATAAATAAGTTTGAGGAGCAGGAGAGAGGCAATGAGATTTCCCGAACTACTGAGGCAGGGTATGTTGAATTGGCATTATCCGTGCCGTTGCCATCAGTAGAAAACTCAATTGAATCATTGCCCGAGGAGGTTGGATTAGGATTAACCCCCCTCACCCCAGATGTGTTTATGTCCTATGTGTCAACCATCCCTGCAATAGCTTTTGGAGCAGCAGAGGAGGGATATGATGACAGGGAGGAGATAATCATAGATTGTTCCCCCGTATCTTTGTTTCTGACTTCATTTCCATCATGGCTTACACTTCGCAATGGTGGTGGTTTTGACATGTCAGCAGGGATGACCATGGTTAATGGTGAAGTAATCGCAGTATTTCCCGCAACAGAGAACACCGCATACGTGGCAAGGTCGGGATACATTGTTTTGACAAACTCTTATGGTGACAGTTCATCAATACTCGTTTCTCAGGCAGCAGCAAGCCCTCCCCCTCCGGTAGCAATAGTCTGTACAGTACAGAAAGACCCCGATGATGCAAGTCCTCAGACTATAACTAATAACTCCGCTTCGGCAATGAGCCAGAGCAGGCTTGTGACGTTGGTATTCAGAACTGACAACTCAGACTATAATCCTGGTGATACATTTACGATGTATTGGAGGGCAGATATAGGGGTATTGCCGTATGGTGGTGGTAGTTTCTCAGTGACCAATGGCACTATAAATTACCCAGTACCGATAGCATTAAACAGGAACTTGGTGGCAGGAGAAACGGTAGATGTGTATCTCTCAGCAGTAGATATTCAGAAGGCAGCGAATACACAGATACCATTGGGACTGACACCAATTAAGCCAAGCATTGTAAATTCAAGTGTTGCTGCATCCGCAAATCATCTTATATGGACAGCAGCAGAATTTGGTGTGGCAAACAAAGAGGATTTGATTATGGAGGCATTACCGTATAATGCTTATATGAGTGCAAAACCGGATTGGCTCACTGTAAACAGAAATGGTGACTACCCTATGTCAGAAGGCATGTATTTCAATGATGGTGACACCCTTGAAGTATATCCGACAGAGGAGAACATCGGAGGAGCAAAGCCATCAGCACCGATAACCTTTATGACGGATGCCGGAGATACAATATCAGTATGGGTAGAGCAGTCAGCAGCAGTGGTCATACCTCCGTCAGATGTCACCTGTTATGTAAGCATTGACATGGATGAGCCTACTGATCTGAGGATAACCTCAGGCGCAGGGGTTGTGGCAAGTGGAGGCACGGTAATCAGGGTCACGGGCACAATATCTTATGATTTTGGCAACAGTGACCCATTCATATTATGGTGGAAGATAACCGTCAATGGTGTGACACGTGGACACAATGCCACCTCGCAGGATGTTTATAATGGAGCATTTGACAGGTACTTTGCAGCAGATGTAGCGATGTACACAGGAGACACAGTAAGAGTATATTTATCAACAGTCGAAATAACTTAAATTCAAAATATCATGGCAAGTCTTAGTTGTATTCCAAAATTTGTAAAAGATGAGATCACTACCGCATGGAAGAATGAATCTCTGAAACTCATGTTGCTGAAAAATACCTTTACTCCAAATGCCGCTACGCATCAGTATGTATCTAACCTTGATACTGCAACGTATGAGATTGCAGCGACAACCGGATATGCAGCAGGAGGAGTGGCTATTGCCGGAAACGCATCAACAGCACATGGTAATAACTATTTTCTTGACGCAACAGATCAGGTGATAGGGCCGGGAGCAAGTCTCAATTACCGTTATTTGGTAGTATATGCCGATACCGGAAACCCCGCAACATCAAAAATTAGGGCAATCATTGATCTCGAGACAGACCAGATTGTGAGTAATGGCACAAGCACCATCACATGGAACGCTCTTGGCATAATCTATGTAAGCTAACACACTGATGATAGCAGCACACAACTCGGATTATAATCTTGCATTCTATAATGATAGGGTGAAGGAGATCATTGATGCAGGGGTCATTGCCGAACCATTTACCTATGTCCCTCCACTTGCAGGACACATGGAACTGGTAGGGGGTAATGCTCTTGTCTTTGGAATGATAACCGAGGGGTCTGATGTGATTCAGCCGGACATTAACTATGAGATTATCTACACAGACGCAGGGAGTGTAGTACCATCTACTATACTTGATGCATCTCCGGTACAAACAGGATCATCTATTGGAGTTGACCCCGCAGGTCACTGTAAAGAATGGGAGATTGTGACAGCAGTAATGGCAATTACAATCCCTGAGAGCATAGTAGAAGGTGGCACTTATTTTGTGAATGCAGTAAACGTCATGGATGGCACTGATTTAAGTGCTTCGTATGTAGCAAATCCCGGAGACACATTGGCAGATGTAAAAGCAGGACTGTCTGCAGCAATGACTTTGGCTGGGATGTCAGTTGTAGCAGGATCTCCTTATAATCAGATATACATGGACGAGACAGGGAGGACATTCTGTTTTGATCCTTATGAAATAAAGGATTTGACAGTGATGTTTGATTATCTTACATTGACTGCATATATATCATCATACGGATTTACATCAAAGTTCACGGACTTAAAATGTGGCGCAACCCACGGATTCGGGATTGTTTATAAAGATAGGAGTGGAAGGCAATGTTCAGTAGTAAAAACCAAACTTCTCGACATCTATATTCCTTTCTACTCTAAAGAAGGAGGTCCGGCACTTAATGAAATAGTCTCTTTATTATTCAAGATTAAACACACCCCCCCTGATTGGGCAGAGACATACGAGATTGTGTATTACGGGAATATCTCTATGGATTATTTTGTACAGATTCGTGCTGATAATATAACAGGGATAGGGAATAACCGATATGCTCTTAATGTCACCGATACATTTGAATGGACACAGGGCAAGAATAACAGGTGGAAGGTTCCTACTTATGTATGGGAAGAAGGAGATAGGATAAGGCTTGTAGGGACTATTGATGAAACCACAAGTTATGGAGAGGCAATAGGTAGTGATTACGTTTATGATTACGAGATAGAATCCACAGGGACGCAATACGGAGATACCATCGGAGGCGATTGGCTTATCTTTCAGGCAGTAGAACACCCTACTCCATTTGAAGGTGCAGAGAACATCGTAGTCGAACTATATCGTCCACGTAAGGGATTAGGACAAACCGTTGCTTATGGTGCAGGAATGGTGTTTGACATTGCAACAAATGAATATGGGAAGAAATATCACAAAGGAGATGTTGATCAGATATTTGGCGCAAACGGGGTGTTGGTGCAAGAAGCGGAGGTTAACAGCACCGCACATGACTGTTTCAAATATATCCGGTTAAACTATAAACACGCATCGAATCTCATATATCCATTTTGGGCAGAGAGCATCTTTCCGAGTGATTGGTGGAGTGATCAGCTTATTGCGAACAAACTCACATCTCAGGGATTCCCGTTCTTGGATGATCTGAGCCAGAGGCAGACAGTATTGCATGAGAGGATAAGAAACGGAGGATTTCTGATAACAGGGACACGCACAAATAACATTGCTCATTTTGTCTATGATGATTTTGTTGACCTGCCTAAGAAGAATGGTGACATAACAGGACTGAGAGAGGTAGGGTTCACCTTAAAGATCATCCAACTATATAAGGAGACATCTATCTATGTAAACAGGATACAGACCTTTAATCCTGATGGTACAGAGCAGTTCGTACTTACTGACCAGTTCCTTGCAGAGACACGTCCTATGGAGACTGACTATGGGTGTCAGCATCCCGACAGCATAATGGTAAATGGAAGGAATCTGTATTATTGGGATAACAGTCAGGGAGCTCTTATAAGATCAGCACCCAATGGACAACTTGCATTATCAGGACCCGAATATAAGATGTCAAGATGGTTTAAAGACCTTGTGGCATGGATAAGAACAACAGGGGGTGGAGATGCACTTGTGGTGAACATCGGAGCAAACAATGAGTTTGAAGAAGTATGGGCAACATTCCGTCAGGGAGATGAGATCAAGGGCATCGTATTCAGTGAAAAGAGAGGGAGGTTTGTCACGGAGATAGATCAAATAACCGAAAGCTACCTTCACTTAGGTAATTTTTTCGCACATTTGTATCATCAAAGACTGTGGATTATGAATATGGATGAGGGACAGGATTATCTTTCGTGGTCAGGAACATCCACCTATGCAGAGATAGAGGTCGTTTCTAATATGGAACCTGTTAAAAACAAGGTGTTCACAGCCATTGGAGTTATTGCTGATCATCTGCTCGAGTCACTTGCAAGGTATGTGTCCATCCCCGCAGAAGCATCAGCAGCCGGAGAACTTATGGAAAGTAATGTTCCGGTATTTGAACGCAGAGAGGGAGTTTATTTTGGCAAGATAATGAAGGATGAGAACTCCAAGGGGAATTTCCTGACATCACTTAGCCGTAAACTTAATGGAAGGGAGATGAGAGGGAGATTCTGCTTTGTCAAACTCAGGACATCAGAACATGATGAGAAGGTCAGGATTGATTCGATAACAGTATTTTCAACACCATCAGAACGTAATATTTAAAGATATGACATGGGCACCCACACCAACTAAGTATGCTGCAGCCAATCAAGGGCAGTATGAGAGAGGTCAGAAATATGCCGCATCATTGGCAGGCAATGCAGCAAGAGCCGGATTAGGAGTAGCCACCGGAGGCACAAGTGAGATTGTTGCACAGGTGCTTAACATCCTGCCGTCAATATTTCAGGGAATAGTCGGGGGGAGGCAGTTAAAGCAGGCAAAGGAGATGGAGGCAAATAACCCACGTCCCGAAGCCGTTATTGCACCGAGTGTTGATAAACTTGTTAATTACTCGTATGGAAGGACGCTTGCAAATGACATCCCTGGTGGAGAGATGTACCGTAATGAGATAAAGGGAGCCACGTCAGCAGGATTAAGAGCAGCATCAGAACTTGGAAGTGGTGCAGAGGCTTATGGCATGATGGGTGAACTTGTAGGTAGGCAGCAGAATCAGTTTGGAGAGATGGCAAGAGACACCGCACAACAGATAGCCGGTTATCAGGGAGACTACATGAGTGCACTTGGAACAAAAGCAGGAGAAGAAAACCGTGTATGGGAATGGAACAAGGCCGATCCGTACTTGCAGGCTGCACAGATAGCACAGATGTTAAGGGACTCAGGAATGAAAAACATCAACTCAGGTGTTAAGAACGTACTTGGTTCGGGTGCAGAATACCTCAGTTCAACAAATCAGGACTTCAACTCATCCCTGATGTGGGGTAAGGGAAAAAATAATGCGACAGGCAGCATTGACCTGAATAGTATTTTGGAAGCGATTAAGGGACTTGAAAAACAATAGACACCATGGCTAAGACAGTAGATCCCTCATTTCAGGCAGCACCTTATCTTGGTGATTCATCCCATGATCCTATTGAGTTCGCTCGCAGGCAGAATGCAATTAAGTATCAGCGCAAGCGTGAACGTCAGGATGAGATTGAAAGAAACACCGCAAAGGGACTCGATAAGTTAATGATTGACCTTGACGGATGGAATGACAAAGAGGGATTCAGGGAGGTCATGTCACGTCAGCAGAAAGCCAAGGATATGTACATGGAACTTGCCACCAAGGGAGTGAACTTTGTCAATCCTACCACAGAGGGAGAGGTCATGGCATATAAGGCACTCACCGACTATCAGGCAAAGACAAAGGAGATGGCTGATCTGCGAAACGCACAGAAGGTAAAAATTGATGTTATTGAAAAACTGAGAGCAGAAGAGTTTAAGAAGCCGGAGAATCAGCGATTTGTTGATTGGGATGCTACTCAGAAGAATTTAACAGCAGGGCTTAACAACAACACCCTTGAAGGAAGAGATGCTATCTTAAACACCGCATTGGTAATGAAACCCACCATTGGTAATGTGGATAAGTTTGTTGATGACAACAAAGATTATGTCACTCAGGTAATGGTTGACCCCGAATCAGGAGTGCCAAATGCAAATATGGAGAGGGCGCAAGAAGAAGATTTAGTGAAACTATTTGAAAGGATGCCAGAGCCGGAGTTACGTGCATTGGAAGCAGAGAAAGCGAAAAATACCAAGTATAAGGTAGTACCTCTTAAAGATTACTTTGTAGCCAGATACAACAGGGCAGCAAGTGGAAAACTGACACGTGCATTACAGGAGAAGGATGAAGGTGGTGGTCTTAATATCACTTTATTTGGAAGTCAGAAGGCGAAGGCGCAGCCCACAGCGAGGAATGATCAGAAAGTACGTCTTGGAGACAGGGATTATGATGAGCATTATGATTTTAACATAAGAACACCTTTTATTGGGATACCCATGAGCGATCTTGGTGCTGATGTATTACAGGGGGGTAAATGGGAGAAAGTGACAGACGCAGGAGGCTTGGTTAGTGCTCAGTTGAACTTCTATGACCCGAAGACTGATTCATTTATTTTCACATCAACATCAGATTCACAGGAAGCAGGAGTGTATAGAAAGCAAATATTCTCCGTTCCACGTGAACGATTAGGTGATCAGGCTGGTGATCTGCCAATAATAAAGGATGATGGCAAGGCAGGCAAGTTGAAAGACATCTATGGAAAGCAAGACCCTAAGACAATAGGAAGAGGCACTGTACTTAAAAATAGCGGAATAACATGGAAGTAAAAGATGACAACTTACGAAAGTATTACGACTATTTGGTAACTGCAAAAGCAGATGTGCCGAGTACCTACGAATCATTCTCTTCAACATTGGCTGATGAGGCAAATGCAAAACAGTATTATGACTATCTGAAGGCTAATAAGTTTGATGCTCCTGATACCTATGAGAGTTTTTCCGAGACATTAGGATTAAAAAAAAAAGACTTATACAAGACTCTTGGCTTTGGCAAAGACTTGGTTCTCGAAGTTTTTGGCGAGGATTCTTCCCCAAAAGAGAAACCCGAAGTAAGCAAGAAGCCATCACCGTCTGAACTGGCAAACTTTAAGTTTAATGAGCCACGTGATGTAGTAGGTCACGCATTAGACACGATGCCTGCACCCGAAGAAACAGACTTCAGCAAGTTCATCAAACCCGACACATCATTAAAAACACCCGATTCATCAGGCTATCCTCAGACTACCATAGAGGATGTTCTGGCAAAAGGACTATTGAAGTCACCCGAAGTAAAAGAGGAGAAACCTACAATACAAGCATATCTTACCGCATTGCCACAAGGCTTTAATCAGAGAGCCGCACAAGCCATAAGAATAATCGGTAATGCAGTTACAAGTCCTATTGAATCCGCAGCATATTTAGTTGAAAAGGCATCAGGAAAGAAAGAGGGCATTTCAGAACAATATTTACGAAGTGCGTTTTCTAATGTGCCACTATTAGGTGCTTTTGCTAAGGATGATTATGAATTACTTGCAAATGCCCTTGAAAAAGCGGGGAATCCCGAAGCAATACCGAATGATCTTATTGGAAAAACCCTTGCATCTACAGGGAGTATTTTGTTTGATCTTATGGCTATAAAAACGCCTCCGACCCCCAAACTTGCATCATTAGCAAAATATGGAATGGAAAGAACTCCATTATTCCCTGCATATTTAGGTGTAATGGAAGGAGGAGAGGCTGCAAGAACAGGGAAATCTCCGGGCAAGGTAGCATTATCTACAGCCGAAGGTATTGCCAATGGGCTAACCTATGAAGGTATGGGAATTGTAGCAGGACGTGTAGGTCAACTCGTAAAGGAACTTGGAGGAGGACAAACATTATCGTCAACATCAAAAGGACTTGCAAATAGCATAATGTTCGGTGCCGATTCAAAGTTAAAGGGAGGTACATTCATGGAAGGAGCTATAATGGGAGGCTTATTCTCAGGATATGATATTGGCATGGAGGCTATGAACAGGTCTATTGCTCACAGGTCGTACATTTCATACCTGACCACCACGGATAATGCCATCAAGACAATATCCAAGATGCAGGTTGACCCGATGAAGTTACGGAAGCAGTCTGATGAGTTGTGGAATGAGTATGAAAAGGAAACTGATCCAGAACTGAAAAAGAAGTTACTTGATGAAAAGACATCCATTGACAACATCATCAGCGTAAATGCCATGACTCAGGAAATAGTAAAGAATCCCAAGGCATTCATTGATAACATACAGAATGACCCGAAGCTATCTGCAAAGGAAAAAAAGATATGGACTGACAAGATCAACACCACAGTAAAGGAAGCCGACCCACGTATTACAGAAGCAGAGCCGATTGTGGATGACATCAGGAAAAAGGAATCCGAGTTGCAGTATTGGCAGGAAGATACCAGCACCGATCAGAAGATAAAAGATGCAAAGGTACAGTCTATCACAACTCAGATCGAGGAACAGAATAAGGCACTTGAAACTACTTTAAGCAAGCCATTGGAGGATTATGCACCCAAGAAGGAGAAGAAGTCAGAGAAAGCACCGGAAGAAGTAACTGATGAGAAATTGGCATTAGGTGACAAGTCATTTGCTGACAAGAAGGAACTTGCTACCTATCTGGAAGATGTTGCCATTGATAAAAAGAGCGGTGAAGTTGATGAGAGGTGGTTTGACAGAGAGGTCAATTCATGGCCGTCACCCGAGACTGTTAAGGCAATCAATGAATGGACGGAGAACAAAAAAGCCGAGATAAAGTCTAAGCAGAAAGGCAAAGAGGAACCCGTTGAGACAGGACTTGTTAAGACACCCCAGAAAGAACTTGAAAAGAATGAACTTATTGACGCAGCACGTAGTTATAGCATCTTATCCGCATCACAGAAGAAGAAAAATGCTTTACAGGCAAACACCATAAGGGTAAATGCAAAGAGACTTGGATATGAAGTAAAAGAGGGCGATGAGTGGAAGGTAGGTGTTATCAAAGATGGCAAATTTCTTGCTCTCAGAAAAGACCCGACAAAGGTTGATAAGGTTAAGATTGAATCACAGAAGCCACTCTCAGAGAGAGATGCTGAGTTTCAGAAGTATGTTGCGGATGTATTCGATACGAACCCCGATCTCTATGGTGTGATGATAGGCGGTCTGAGTAATGAACAGAGGGCTCAGGCATTCCGTGACATCAAAGAAGGAAAGAAATCCACCGCATCAGCACAGGCATTGAATGAACTTGAACGCATGTATAAAGAGCATGGAGGTATTGACATCTGGAATGCAGAAGGAAAGTCCAAGGTATCAATATCCCGTGATGATATACGTGCAGAGAGGGAGGATTTGATAAAGAGAAACCGTGCAGAACTTGATAATTACTCATACACCGATGCAGATAAGGCACTTGAAAAAGGATTAATAACTAAAATCGAATATGATGAAATCACAGAGTACATCAGAAAAGCAGAACAAGAGTCCAGAACAGCCGAAGAAGACTACCTTGCTAACGCTACTGGCGATGTTGAAGGCGGCAAAGAAAAAGGAACCGAAGGAATAAAATCAGACACCAATGAAAAACCAAACCAAGGAGACATTACTACTGGCAAAGAAGAAGGGAATATCGTTTCAGGAGGCACAGAGACAGATGTTAAACCAGTTGAAACAGAAGGTGAGGCAAAACCTATTGCCGCAAAAGTAGAAAAGAACGGAGTCACCTTTAAAGACAAAACCTACCAATCCGTAGATGAAGTATTGGAGGCTATTGACAGGGGAGAGATAACCTTTGATGAGTCAAAGCAGATCAGGGAGGATGTGAATAATCTTAATCCTCCACCACCTAAAAAGGGAGGCAAAGGGGGGAAGGTAGAAGGATTCCCATCAGCACCAAGGGCAAAAGGACAGAAGAAACTAAAGACAGAACCCAAAACAGACAATCCAGAAGAACTTGCATGGGATCAGCCATTGCCCGTATCGACAACAGAAGACCCGAATTATAAGTCAAGTGATTTGAATAATGCCATGTCACTTCGTAATATGGGCAGAGGACTTGTAAAGAACATAGGCAAGACTGAGGGAGAACAGGTCAGAACCGGAATGATCAAGAGGTTTATGCGGAAGGCAGCAGGGATATTCAATTCTCAGAGTGGAGTCATCAGGGTTAAGAATATCAGTGATGTCAGGGTATTAGCCCATGAGATAGGTCACTACATAGATCAGTTTGCTTTTGACATTCGTGGAGTTATTGGCCATAGATCAAAGGTTGAGGGAGATAGATTTGCTGATGTTACTGCCGCAGTAAAAATCCCCGGAGTTAAGTATAAAGGAAGGACATACAAGACCGAGGATGCTATAAATGCAGACGTGACGAAAGGGAGGATAAAATCACCAAAGGCAAATGATCTTATTGGAAAACTCACCATCCAATTAAAAGCAAGAGATTCAAGACTCGTTACACTCAGGGAGAAACATGGAGACGAGATAGTTGATGGAGTGATGCAGAGGGCTGAGTTTAAGAAAGAATTAACAGACTACCTTAAATATGTAGGTTATCCATCAGAGAAAAGGACTGAGGCTATCGCTGAGTTTGTGAAGGACTATGTGATCAATCCTGATCAGGTTAAGCAGGTTACTCCAAAGTTCTATGCTTGGTTTGAAAAATTAATTGAGAACGCACCGGAGATTAAAAATGCACTTACTCAGGCAAGAACGGATTGGAATAGGTATGATGCACAGGATCCAAGAACAAAAGTTTTATCATTGTTTGCAGAGAAAGAGGAGAAACCTTCATTTCTTGATGGCATAATAAAACTTGATAAGGATGAGATTCTTTATTCATGGGTGAATCATCTGCAACACATGGATCAGAAATTAGCTGCTCCATGGAAAAAAATTGTTGGTTCGGGTTACAGTACGAGCAAAGACCCGTTAATATCTGCCAAGACAATGATGGGTATTGACGGGAGGGCTCAACAATGGCTACTGCACCACCCCTATTTAAGAAATGGGAATGACATTAAGATAAGAAAGGATATTGAAGGATTAGTGTCTGTACTTAAACCGATAATAGGAACGGCAAAAGATATGGATTACAGAGGTTATCTTCTTGCTATGGATAGTATGGAGGCTTATAAGCAAGGCCATCCTGAAAAAGCAGTAATGTCATCCGAATTGGCAAATAAGGCTATTGAGTTATGGGAGAAGCAATACGGGAGAAAGGACTTATTAGACTTTCAGGAAAAGATTCAAAGATATAACGAGGCATTATTGGACTTTTATGTTGAAACCGGAAAGATGTCTCAGGAAACCGTGAAACTTATTAAGTCACAGCACGAATATTATGTTCCATTAAAGAGAGTTTTTGATGAATATGAAGTAGGTGGAGGTCGGAACATAGGGGTGAAAGATGTTCTTGCAACTTCAGAAAAAGCAGTTTGGGCAAGGCATGGGTCTATGAAAGCGGTCAAGGATATTTATCAGAGCATGATTGAGAACACCTATCAGATACTTGCTGCCGGAGAGAGAAATGTTCTCTTAACGAATGTCAGGGATGCGTTCATGGACATCCAAAAATATAATCGTTCCAAGAAAATAGACACCTCTATTATTGAAGAAATTCCTCCAAATCAGGTCAAGGCATACTTTGATGTAGAGACGGGAGAGATGCGTTATACTATCACCAAGGAGAAGCCAAAGCAGGGAAGGATACTAAGTGTATGGGAGAAAGGTGAAGCGCATTACTATGATGTTGCACCGGAATATTACGACCCGATATTTCAGCAGGAAGCAAAGGTATCTGAGATATTTAGAAAATTAAGTCTGCCTTCAAGATGGTTACAGGCAGGTGCCGTTGTGTATGATCCTACATTCCCAATAAGGAACATATTCAGAGATCAGCAGTCATCATGGTTCTATTCAAAGTATAACTATCTGCCTACTGATTTCATTAAAGGGATTGCATCTTTCATGGGTAAGGATGAGGCATATCAGAAATGGCTTGCAAGTGGAGGAGATCAGTCGTTCCTTGTGTCTGCAGATCAGATGATGGAAAAAGATTATGCCAAAAAGAAGATCGGGAGAACCCTCAATAGAAAATGGGAGACATACAAACGTAATCCGCTTGCAGCATTTCAGGACTTATCCAGAGCATCGGAGATAGGCACAAGGTTAGGTGCTTTCAAGAACGCATATAAGAAAACAAACGATGTATGGAAGGCAGCGATTGAGTCTCGTGATGTGTCTGCAGATTATGGGATACATGGAGCAAGGGTAAAAGCCGTATTGGGGATGTACCCTTTCTTAAATGCAAGGGCACAGCATGCAAGGATGACCGTGGAAGCCATGAAAAATCCCGGCAGTCTATTTATGAAGGGTATGGCTATAACCGCTCCTGCACTTGTAAACTGGCTGTGGAATAATCAGGACGAAGAATCAAGAAAACTATACCAATCGCTTCCAGCATGGAGAAGGGTAGGGATGTTCAACATAAGGATACCTGGAACAGATCATTTCCTTCCAATGCCCAAAGGATTCTTTGGAGTTGTGTTTGGATCCTCAATTGAAGCATTCATGGATAGCATGGTTGCTGATGATGATAGGGTTGTAGAGGAATTACCAAATGAGTTATTCAAACAGTTTTCTCCGGTGGGCAACATTACAGAACTTGTCCCATTTATAATAAGACCAGAAGTTGAGATGTGGGCAAATAAACAAGGGTATACAGGGAAGCCTATTATTTCCGAGTCCATGAAAAAGCTAAAACCCTCTGAGCAATATTACAATTCGACTCCTGAGATATATAAAAAAATAGGTGAGGCATTGAATTGGTCTCCTGTTAAGATAAACCATTATGTCAAGAGTTATACAGGAGGAGCAGGGATGGGTGCTGTAAATATCCTTGATGAGACATTACAGGCAGCAGGATTGGTTGACAAGAAGCCAGAGGATTCATTCACCATGCTCAGTAGGATGCCTGTATTCAAAGCCTTATTGACAGAAAGACCCGTAGGCTTACAGAGTGGATATGTATCTGATTTTTATGAAACCCTTGATAAGGTAGAGCAACTTAACTCCACATTCAATAATCTGGTTAAGACAGAGAATTATGAGAAGTTGGATAAGCTAATGGCAGACCCCGACAATCAGAGGATGTATTCATTCTATGAAGGCAACTCCACGGCAATTAATAATTTCAGAGCATCATTGACATGGATAAGAGATGCGGGATATGCAGTAATGAAAGATGATCTGCTATCAATGAAAGAAAAACAATTGGAGATAAAGCGCATGAATGATATTGTTCAAGAGACAGCCATCAAATTTAAGGAGGCTTATGAAAAAGAGGAGTTCTTTGATTATGGGAAGGGCATGGATGAGATCATCGAGAAGATGAGGGATGAAAAGAAGGATGTCAGGGGAGACCTTAAGCAGCAGCAGAACTTATACAGTCCATATTGGCAGATGTTAAGGAAGGATAATAAAGTCATCTTTGATAACATCAGGGAATTTGGAGGATTTAAGGATGTTGATCAGAAAGTAAGAATTACCGCAGACGGATTCAAGCCCATTGATCTGAGCATGGAGAAGTCAAGGCTCTACAATGAGAAATTTATTGAGAACTATGGCAAAGAGGTAAAGAGATTACTTGGTGAGACTAAGGACAAATATCAAAGCCAGCAATCTAAAAAACCTTATGACATGAATAAAGAAGGAACTCTCCTTGAAGAAACATTTAACCTTGCATGGGAAAGAGCAAGGATGAACACCACAAGAGAATTTTATGTGAAGAAACTTTATGAAGAATAACCATGGCACTGATAGCAGAGAACTTCATTATAGAGGAGCTTGTATGCAAGGATGTGTTCGACAGATTCGGGCAGACTGCATGGCAGTTCTTCGATCCACGCCTGATCATCACCCTTGATTGGATAAGAAACCGCTTAAACAAGCCTGTCTTTATAAACAGTTGGGATAGCGGAGGCAAGTTTGATGAGAGGGGGTATCGGTGCATCCAGTGTTCATTGGTGCAGAAAGCTATCACTCAGAAGCGTTTATATGTGTCACCTCACATGTTAGGGCAAGGGGCTGATCTGGACGTGCAAGGTATGGTGGCAGAGGAGATCAGGCAGTGGCTCATAAAGAACAAGAACATCATCCCGTATCCGATAAGACTTGAAGATGGGGTGTCGTGGGTACATTGTGATGTGCAAGACACAGGGCAGCAAGTATATGTATTTAAACCATAAAAACTATGAAAGAATTTTGGCAGAAATTAATCGGTAATGGAGCAATCGTACTCCTGATAGTAGCAGTGCTCTATATTTTGTTTTTAAGAGAATGCAAGAAACAACCACCATGTCCGGCAGAGGACGAGAAAATAGTGAAGAAAGCGGATTGGCAGTCAATGATTGATGCAGCTAATAAACCACCAATAATTCACATAGATACCATTTATCTTAAAGGAGATCCAGTCCTTATCCCGGGAATACCAGTATCAGACATCACCGATAATGACCCTGTTGATTCAATCTATAACTACTCAGACAGCCTTGTACAGAAGGATATTGATGTCAGGTATCATTTCATCACCGAGGGTAAGCTACTGGCAAAAGAATGGGAATACAAGCCAATCGTGACCACTATACACCGAACAGATTCAATTCCGTATCCAGTACCCGTTGAAGTACAGGTGATCTCTAAAGTGTCTCAACGTGGCCTATACGGGTATGGTATCGCAGGGGGTAACGGACAGTCGTTTCTCTGGGGAGGAGGACTCGATTTCATCACCAAAAAGAACACCGATATAGGCTACCTATATCAAAGGTATGGCACAGAGAACTTTCATTCCGTCAAAGTAGGGATAAAATTATTCCAAAAATAGTTATATCTTTGAAGATGGATAGTCGGGATTGATCCCCCGATGACAAGGGTTTACTGAACGCTCTTCCATCTTTTTTAAGTTCAGTGTCATTAATAAGTTCAGTTATGATCGTTCCTGTCATATATAAGATTCAATCCAAGGTTAAGCCCGAAAGGATTTACATTGGGAGTGCTATTTATTATAAAAATAGATGGGCGGATCACAAAAGACAACTTAGGCTAAAAACTCATCATAATCCCAAACTTCAACATCATGCAGATAAATATGGGATTGATGATTTGATTTTTTCAATCATAGAACCCTGTTTGCCTCAATTTCTTATTGAGAGAGAACAATACTATATTAACACTCTGCAGCCATACTTTAATGTATGTAAAATAGCAGGAAGTACATTGGGTCGCAAAATGACTGAAGAAACTAAGCAAAAAATAATAAAGGCTAATAGAGGTAAGATAATACCAGAAGAAGTTAGAAGGAAAATGAGTATAGCTAACAAAGGACGCATACAGTCTGAGGAATGGAAAAAGAGAAGAGGATTATCTATTAAGGGAGATAAGCATCCTAATTTTGGAAGGAAAATGCCAGAAAAAACCAGGCAAGCAATAATTAAGGCAAATAAAGGAAGAAAAATAGTTGGGCAGGCATTAATAAATAGAAGTCTTTGTAGAATAGGAAAATCTCATAAGATGCCAAAGCGAGGACCTATGTTAGATGAAATAAAAAAGAAGATAAGTGAAGCACGTAAGGGTACCCCTGCTCATAATAAAGGAATCCCTATGTCCCAAGAACAAAAAACAAAATTAGTATTAGCATGGAAAATAAGACGAGTGCGTCAGAAAGATAAAAATTAACTTATTGTGCATCTCAGACGCATCGAATCAGGGAGACAGTAATGTTTCCCTTTTTATTTGGTGGCTGTTAATAACTTTACAAAAACAAATTATAAAATATATTTGCAAAATAAAATAACAAGCATTAGCTTTGCATGAATCAATTATTTCACCATGGAAGAAAAATTTGGACTTATAAGGGGAGTAAAGTGTCAATTGCATAAGACGGACACCGAGCTCATTAAAGCAATATCCTTAAAAACAGGGATGGATGAAGATAGGATAAAGACAATAATGCTTTACAATGTCTTTACGATAAGCCAGTTTGCCCTCATAACGAATTTGGCAGTATCAACAATTACCAATAAAACAAGGCCACTGATAATAGATGGCAAGTATGACACCGAACTGGACTACTGTTACTTGTATCCAGACAAAGAAGGTAATGATGGCCCGAAGTTCATCGTACGTAATGAAAAGTCAGAAAAGTATATTAAGGTATGATTCTCGAAGACCTCGGCATAAAAACAATTCCCGGAAAAGTACGTTGGTCAACGCAGTGCCCAAAGTGCAATGATACTCGTCAGCATCATAAGAACGCACCGTGCCTTACCGTTAATAATGAGCCCGGAAATGTTTGGATAAAATGTCATCATTGCTCATGGAGTGCTAATTTGGGGGCAATGGAGATTTATGCTAAGGTACAAGAGAGGTCTAAAATGCCAAAGCAGTTTGCTGAAACCTACTCGAAGGAGATAAGAGCATATTGGGAGAGCAGAGGAATTGACTTAAAGATTCCATTAGGAAGAAAGGTTTTTGAATTTTCCATGGGGCAGAAGCCTATACTTGGCTTCCCTACCTACATCAGCCAGACTCTTGTAGATGTGAAGTATCTTAATATCCGGTGGAAGAAGGGAGATGATTTTACAAAATGGTGGAATCTCAATAAGGAATATGGCACCAGAACGCTTCCGTGGGGACTCGAATACGTCAATTTTCCTCCCGAAGAGAAGAAGATACTTACGTGGACAGAAGGGCATGTAGATACTCTTACGTGGATTCAGTGTGATTATAAAAACATTATAAGCGTACCATCAGGGGCACCAAGTCTTTTAGCGAAGAATTTTGAAAACGAGTTTGATTATATTCACGATAAGTATGTTCAAAGTGTCATTGCGGACGTTGAATTACATATCATTGCCACAGATGGAGATGCTGCAGGGATTAAGTTAAGAAATCACTTAGCGTTGCTTCTTGGCAAAGAGAAGTGCAAGTATGTTAATTATCCTATTGGGTACAAGGATTCAAACGAAGTTTATATAGGGGTTAATAAAGACGATAAGAAACTTCCGGCACTTGGGAAAGCGGGTGTTGATGAGTGCTATCAGAATCTATCATCATTCCCGCTTGCAGGGATCATTAGGCCAATGGATGTCAAGGATGAACTTGAAGTATATGCAAAGGAAGGGTTTACAAAAGGTTTGATGATGGGAACCCCAGAGATTGACAGACTCTATACCGAGAAGCCAAAGAGACTGCAGGTGGTTACTGGCTTGCCCGGATCAGGCAAGAGCACGTATGTCAGATGGCACACCACGGAACTTATCAGTCATAATGATAAAGCAGATTTGAAGTTTGGGTTATTCACCCCTGAGAACAGACCAGTAAGTAGGGAATATGTAAAGATAGCAGAGGTTATCACAGGCAAGTATTTCAGGGATGGTTGGGGTAACTCCATGGGAAAACCATTGCGTGACAAGACCATGTGGTACATACAAAAGCATTTCTTTGTCGTATCACCAGACAGGAGGAACTTTGACACCTTTAATGGCAAGATAAAATCAGATAAGGTGAACACCATGGCATCAATATGCGAGTACCTTGTGTATCTCAAAAAGACGGAGAACATCTTTGGTTATATCATTGATGCGTGGAACAAGATTGAACATGAGCAGCCGAAGAACATCACTGAAACGGCATATATAAGTTCACAGCTTGATCATCTCATTGATTTTAATGACTACTATGACCTGCATGGCATAATCGTTGCACACCCCACCAAAATAGAGAAAATAGGGATTAACTACCGGATGCCGTGCTTGTATGACATCAAAGGGAGTTCAGCATGGAAAGAGAAGAGTGACATAGGTATCATTGTTCACCGGAATATGAACCGTAAGAAGAAGAAAGAGGATATTCCCGAGGAGGCAGATGAGGATGATAAGTATTTTGTAGATTCCGAAACACCTACTATTCTCAGAACAGAGAAGATAAGATTTGAAGAAGAAGGGATACATGACAGGGTAAAGTTGAAGATGGACTATAAGAAGGGAGGACGTTTTGAACTTGTGGATGACAAGGAAAAGAAAGCACCGGAGCCAATAAGGGGAGCACTTAATCCTCCAAAGAACCAAAAGGACGATGATGTGTTCGGAGATAACGGAAAGAATGAGTCGGACCTGCCCTTTTGATGTAACTTAAAAACAATTTGATATGATAATTTTAGGAACAGTAGTGCTTATTAAGCCGGACAAATTGCCGGAGAGAACACCATCAGGACAACTCATCATCCCAAAAAACTCTGTGGAAATGTTGCCTGAGTGGGGTACAATAACAGATTTGGGTAGTGAGTGCAGGGTATTCAAGAAGGGGGAGCACGTTTACTTTCCACGCAAGAGTGCATCGCTGATGGTGATTGATGGCACTGATCATTTTCTGGTCAATGAGCACAGGTTATTCTTTGGAAGGGACAAAACTAAAAACAAGAAGATATGAGCAATGTTAATGATTATGCGTTTGCGAATAAATTGCAAGTGTTTAAGCAGAAGATACTCGACCCTCAGAAGGAGAAAGTAGCCAAGGCCGAAGCCATCATGCACGATGACACCTATAAATGGGAAAGCGAAGACAAAAAGAAAGCAGGACAGGCACAGTACGATGCTTACAAGGCATGGCTGGCGGTGTACCAAACGCACTATGATGAGGGAATGAAACTATGTGCACAGCACGAGAGGCTTGTCAATAATTTAGCGAAACTATATGCGAAATGGTACAGCGACATCAGCAATGAAGGTCGCCAGGAAGTTGAGTTGATGAGCATCCAAGCCGATTGGATCAACGAAATCTTCACAGAGATATACAAAGAGTTACAGCCATTGAAGCTGGACATCAAACCTCCGCAACCATTAAACATGAAATAGCCATGGATAGAGTAGAAGTAAAACAGGAAGTAATTGATTTTATTGAATCGTCAGGGAGCCTTATTGCAGAAGGGGGAAATGAGTATATGTGCTTACCTTTCTGGTACAAAAAAGTAGAGGGATGTATTGTTGAAGTTTATCATCTTGATCAACTCCCTCCCGATTTGAAACACATGCTAAAAGATGAAGAAGAAATGCCAGACCTTATTCCTCCGTTTAAAGGAGAGAGGGGAGACTTTCATTGGAAAGATAATGATGTTGTCTGGATTCCTGATGCGAAGGGAATGTTTTTACTACTGCCTGACAAATGTATTGACGATCACGGAAGAAAAACTGAGTTGGGAGAGGATAACTTAAAGGCAGCAGAGAAAAGAAGGAAAGAACTCTGGGGACAATAAAAGAAATATAACGATGAGTGGCATTAGTTTAGAACAATATATTCATGTAGCCTTATTAATTGAGAAGGGAAAACTCAAAAGGGCTAAAAAGAAACTTGAAAAATACATCAGAAAAAATGAGAAGTGATTTGATTATTACCAGGATACCAGAACATTCCGAAGAATGGTATCGGTTTCGTAAAAATGGAATTGGCGGCTCTGAAGTAGGGAATCTGCTTTTACCTAATCCTGACTATGATTCTGCAATATGGATATTCCATGAAAAAGTAGGGACTATTGATACCCGCAAGAACGATAACGAGTCTATGTTTTGGGGAAGAGAACTCGAAGATCAGATTGCAGATAAATGGCGTTATTGGGACGGAACGCAAGAGGGTTATATTCAGAACTATAAGGATAAAAAGATCATAAGGGAATGCAGGAGTGTTAATGGGTATGTGGTAAATCCAAAATATCCATGGCTATTTGCATCTCTTGACAGGGTAATGAATATCACAGGGGGAAGAAACTTACTTACAGGCGATCCTCTGACCACAGAAGCCGTATTGGAATGCAAGGCAATGAACCAATGGGTTGCCCAAAAATGGGAGGACGGAATGCCCATTTATTACCTCATGCAGATACATCAGTACATGGCGATCATTGAATCTGACTATGCCGAAATTTGTATTCTGGAAAATGGCAATAGGCTAAGAGTAGAGAAAATACAGCGTGATGATGGACTCTGTGAGAAAATCATTGAAATAACCAAGGGATTTTGGTACAACCGGGTGTTACCCGCTAAAGAGGCATTTGCCAAAAGACAGGAAGCTGAGAGAGCGGGTAATCTATCTGAAGTGGAAAAACAGGATGCTATCATTCAGAAGCATGAACCGGATCCCGATAAGACGAAATCCTATCAGGAGTTTCTTAATAAGAGGTATCTACAGGAAAGGGAGACAATTGAGGGAACGATGGAAGCGTATGGATTATGTAAGCAGGACAAAATGCTTCTAAAGGTGAAGAATGTTATTGAGGAGGAGCGCACAGGCATTGCCAATACTTTAATCAAACAACTTACTTTAAGCGGAGCAGAAGCCATAGACTTTGGTCGTCTCGGAAGCTATTCGTGGAGCGAAAGGAAAGGATCAAAGAACAGAGTTGCTTCAAATAAGATCAAGGAATCGCCCTCTGAAGAAAGAGTTCTGGAAGAGTTTGATAAAATAAATTTGGATTGGGAATAAAATTAGCATATCTTTACTACGCTTTAATCACGGTATCTGAATAATGGAAATTTTAAGTAAAAATACTGCATCCCTGGTTTCGTCTAATTCTGTCGTTTCGACACAGATGCCGATGATTAAAGCAGCCGGGGATGCTCCATTATTTCCACCCATGAAAATGATTCACGATTTAGGAAGACAATTTACAACAGAGAATAGTAAGCAAAAAAAGCACCTTGCCATTTATGAATGCCCTATTTGTAAGCAACCTTTCAGAGCATGTGTAAGTGCAATAAGCCGGGGGTATATAAAATCATGCCATTGTGAAAACGCAAGATTATTTTTAGAACGAAGTATAAAGCATGGGTTAGTCAAACATCCTCTTTATGGTGTGTTTAAGGCTATGCAACAACGGTGTTTGAATCCTAAAGATAAAGCATATCCAGAATGGGGGGGCAGGGGAATAACTATTTGTGATGAATGGAAAAATAATTTTGTTTCATTTTATAATTGGGCAATAGTAAATGGGTATAAAAAAGGATTATTGCTTGACAGAGAAAATAATGACAAGGGTTATTACCCAAGTAATTGCAGGTGGATTACATCAAACATCAGTAATGAGAACACCCGGCTACTAAGAAAGACAAATACAACAGGATATAGGGGTATTTCTTATATTAAAACAGGAGAAAGAATAAAACGATGGGTTGCTGAGATTCATTATAATGGGGAAAAATACCGTTTAGGATATCACTTAACCCCCGAACAGGCAGCCCGAGCCTACAATGATTTTGTTATCGCACATGGAACGGAACATCCATTGAATATTATAAGAGATGGATCAGGAACGAGCCGTTAAGAGGGCATTGTATTGGATGAAGAAGGAGGGGTTGATTACTCCATGGAGACAGGACAGGGCAGAGGAGTACATCAGGGAGTTAGTGTCAATATCGTTCTGTGAAGGGACAAAGCACTATGGGCACGCAACGGGAAAGAAGATCATACAGTGTGATCTTGGAGGGATCGAGATAGCGGAATTTGAGAATCAACTTGTGGCTGCAAAGGCAGTAGGATACACATCAAGAGCGATACTGAGATCATTGAAATCAGGAAAGAAAACAAGGGCAGGACACATTTGGAAATACAAAGAAGATGAAGATACTTGTAGAAGCAACATGGGAGAAGGACGGAGAGTTAAAGGACGGAGAACCGATGTATGAGAAGGGTGAATACTGGCTTCATTATTGGGGATTGGACTACAAGGTGTTTGATGTGGATGCAGAAAGGATAGCAGCAGTGAACTACACCATAGCAGTATGTGAGCACGTTAAGACAGGGCAAATTGAGACCTTTTTGCCGGGTCAGATAAAAATTATAGGTCGAAGTATAGCAAAGTAATCATAATTTCTTATATTTGTAGTGCTTTACTACTCATTCATGTTAAAAGAAACTGAAATATTAACACCCCGTGCGAAAGTGTATTCCCTCCAATCACATGGATCGAGTAGTAAGCCGCTTTCAATCGGGGTTTTTATACTTAACATGAAAGCAACCACTGGCATTTACATGATTCAATCTATAAGTAATCTTCAAAGATGCTATATTGGAAGTTCAGTCCATATAGAGCAAAGAAAAAACATACATATCAAAGACCTTAGATTACAAAAACATCATTCTTTTTTATTGCAAGATCATTACAATAAATATGGAGAAGATGACTTGTGTTTTTCTACGCTAATTGGTTGTGATAGGATTGATTTACTTAGGAACGAACAATTTTTTATAGATTTATATAATCCTTATTTTAATATCTCTAAGATTGCGGGAAGCCCTCTTGGCTGTAAGCATTCAGTAGAATCACGTAGAAAGCAGAGTTTACGAAATAAGGGCTTGCATATATCTCCGCATACCGAATTTAAAAAGGGGCATATACCTTGGGGAAAAGGGAAGCCATTAACCCCAGAATTTAAAAAGAAAATTAGTGAATCTTGGAATAATAATAAAAAACAAAGATGTGAGAATATCAGCAAGGCAAAAATGGGACAGCAAAGCTTTTTAGGGAAGACACATTCAAATGAAGCAAAGTTAAAAATGAGTCTTGCTAAAAAAGGAAAAGTCATGTCTCTTGAAGTAAGGAAAAAGATGTCTTTGGCTAAGATAGGAAATAAAAATTCAGTAGGGAGGAAGTGGTCAGAAGAAAAAAGAGAAGCAATGCGCCTATGCAAAACAGGGAATAAGGATAGGTTAGGGAAATTGCATACATCCGAGACAAAATTAAAAATGCATTTGTCTCAAATAAAACGTCATGCAGAAAAAAAGTTGAGGATAATAGGTAAACAGATAAAAGAATGACAATAGAATTAATGATGCTTGGTGAGCCCAATGCTCAGATGCGGCACAGGAGTTTCAAGAGAGGTAAGTTCTCAGGCACCTATGACCCATCAAGTGATAAGAAAAATGACTTTTTATCGGTGATACAGCAGAAAGCACCAAAGGAGCCGTTAGAAGGACCCATAGGCATAACCATAATATTCTATTTCGGCAGACCAAAGAGTCATTATGGTAGTGGCGCAAAGAGTTCCATGCTCAGAGATAACGCACCGGAGTTTCACACCTGCAAGAAAGATTTGGATAACTGTGTAAAATTCGCAACCGATTCTATGAATCACATATTTTACAAAGACGACTCACAGATATGCAGGTTATTCTCAGAGAAGCTATATTCAGAGTCACCAAGAACGTATATTTTAATTCAAACTTTATAACTAAAACTATGTCACAAAACAAGAGCGTAAATCAATTTGATTATTCCGGCAAGGTCATCCACGTAGGGATGCCAGAGACATTCACGACAAAAGCAGGGGTAACAAAACAGTTCCGTATTTTAATCATGGAAACTTTTATCGGGCAATATCCCAGGGAAGTAATGTTTGAGTTCAATGAGACGAACATGACTCAGCTTAATCAGCTTACCGATGGGTGTTGGTGTACGATTACCTTCTGTCTGGATGGCAATAAGGTCATCAAAGATGGCAAGGGTAAGTGGTATAACAGACTTTCAGGATTGACTTGCATCAAGGGATAGGAGGATAAGACATGGGAATATTTGATAAGCACAGACCAAGAAAAGCAGAGGCATTACCGTCTGCAAGAGAACCTGAGTTGACGTTCCATGAGGAGGATAAAGACAGGGATAAACATTTGAGCATTTTGGAAGAATGTAGAGACATTGAAGTTTCCAAGGAGATGGAAAATTATAGATTTCCTGTCGGTGCAGAAAGATTTTTTATGAAGGAACCAGAAAATGTATTTCATGACACCGTACCGTTGCCAGAAGAACAACTATCACAGGCACGTGATACGGCAGCAAAGCAGAACGGCATTGTATTGGACTTCTTCAGAAAGAGGTTTGCATACAAGTTCACCCCGGCAAAGGTGCATGAGATACTTGAAGCAGAGGGAGAGAAGATATTGCTTAACTCGGTGCGCAGGAGCATCACCAATCTGACAAAGGCAAACAGGCTCATCAAATGCTCATGGGATGAGAGGGAGATGGGTAAGTTTGGTAAGGAGAATAGAACATGGCGGTATCGGAATGACTTTGTTAATCCTTTAAATAAAAAATAAACTTGCACAGATGAACAACAGTTCATATATTTGTGGAGAGATAGCAGGGATTGATCCCCCTGTGATACGGAGAAGTCAAGCCTCCTTCTCTCTGCTTTTTTGCTTGACAATCTTAAATAGCTTGACAATGAAAGATTATTTAAACATTTACGAAGATTCTAATTTTAAAGATTTTAGATATAGGTATCCTAATGAAATATTTAAGCTTATTCCTGAATATGAAAATCTATATTATATAAGTAATTATGGAAGGGTAATTTCTTTGTCTCAAAAAAAATGTGTCGTATGTGGGCATATTGATACAAAAACAAGAGTTATATCCCATTGG